CGAGGGTGCTTTTTTCATATTCAAATACAGGGACATAGCTCAGCAGGTAGAGCATCTGGCTTATATCCAGCGCGCCACCGGTTCGATTCCGGTTGTCCCATTACCCATGTTTTTGTTGCGGTTGTTCATGGGTGTAACTAATAACAATAATTCAAAAAGTCATTGTTCAACTTAGTAAACATTGGGCATCAATGTGTCGTAAAGAACCGCAACAGTGCGGGCCGTCACTACCCGGCGGCCTGTATCTCAGAAAAGAATCATTAGAATGGTGGTGTATAAATTGGCAAGAAGCAGAAGCCCTGATTCAATAAAAGCAGAAGAGTTATTCCATTCAGGCATGAGCCTTGTTGACATAGCTAAGAGGATGAATAAGCCTGAGGGAACTGTTCGGAGATGGAAGAGCACACAGGGATGGGATAAAAGCGAACGTTCGGAAATGAAAAACAAGAAAGCGAACGTTCGGATAAAAGAGGAAGAAGCTGTTGCAGAAGATGTAAGGCAGGTTATTAATAACCCAGAGCTTACAGATAAGCAACGGCTTTTTTGTTGCATATATGCTAAGTGCTTCAATGCTACCAAAGCATATCAGAAGGCATATGGCGTAGATTACATGACTGCAAATGCACACGGTTACGAGATGTTGTCCAAAGTGGTCATAAAGGACGAGATAAACCGCCTTAAGCAGAACCGGTTAAACCGTGAGATGCTGGACGAAACTGACATATTCCAAAAGTATATGGATATCGCCTTTGCAGACATTACAGATTTTGTGGAGTTCGGGCGGGAGAACATTCCGGTTATGACCATGTACGGGCCCCTTGAAGTGAAAGACAAGGAAACCGGTGAGAAGGTGCAAGCGACAAAGGAAGTTAATACCGTTCGGTTCAAAGAGCATACGGATGTTGATGGAACAATAATTACGGAAGTGAAGCAGGGGCGTGATGGTGCAAGTATAAAACTTGCTGATCGTATGAAGGCGCTTGATTGGCTCACAGAACATATAGGAATGGCTACACCAGAGCAAAAGGCCCGTTTAGCACAGATAAAAGCACAGACAGATAAGCTGACTGGAAATAATCAGGAGATTGAGGATATGGACGAGATTGAGGGTGAAATCTATGGCAACACAGTTTAAAAAGAAAAAAACCATAGAGTTTAATTTTTCAGAAAAGCACAAGTCATATATCCGAATGTGCAGAGATTGTGCCTATAACGTTGCAGAAGGGGCAGTAAGAGCCGGGAAGACGGTTGACAATGTATTTGCCTTTGCGCAGGAGCTGAGGATAACGCCTGACAGAATCCATCTTGCCACCGGATCAACGATGGCGAACGCGAAACTCAATATCGGTGACGCAAACGGATTCGGGCTGGAGTACATTTTTCGGGGTCAATGCCATTGGGGGAAATATAAGAACAACGAAGCCTTGTTTGTGAAAGGACCTGCAACAAGATTCAAACAGAAAATAGTAATCTTCGCAGGAGGAGCCAAAGAGGACAGCTTCAAAAAAATTCGTGGTAATTCCTATGGCATGTGGATTGCAACCGAAATCAATCTGCATCACGATAATACAATAAAGGAAGCCTTTAACCGGCAGCTTGCCGCGAAGCACCTGAAAGTATTTTGGGACTTAAATCCGGATAATCCAAAGGCCGCTATCTATTCACAGTACATAGACAAGTACAAAGCCCAGGCAGATGCCGGGGAGTTCCTTGGCGGGTATAATTACATGCACTGTACAATTTATGACAATATAAATATCACAGAGGAGCGGCTTCGAGAGATTGAAAGCCGGTATGACAAAAACAGTATCTGGTATCTCCGAGACATAAAAGGTCAACGGGTTGTTGCAAATGGCTTGATTTACCGGAGGTTTGCGGATGATACGAATGCAGAGCAGTACACGTTCCGTAAAGACGGAAAGCCGGAGAATATCGCGGAGATTATTTTGGGCATAGATTTTGGAGGAAATGGTTCCGGTCATTCCTTTACAGCCACGGCAATAACCAGAGGATTTCAGAACGTTGTTGCGCTGGCCTCTGAATGGATTGATTGTAGCAAGGAAGAAATAGACCCGGAAAGGCTTGGAATCATGTTCTGTAATTTTGTCCAGAAGATTATTAGCAGATACGGATTTATTACCGTTGTATATGCAGACAGTGCAGAACAGACACTGATCGCCGGAATTAGGAGCAGCTTAAGGAAGAATGGCCTCGGCTGGATACGCGTGGATAACGCACTAAAAACAGAAGTCAATGATAGAATTAACGCTACCGCCATATTAATGGCACAGGGGCGCTTTTATTATGTTGCAAATGAGTGTGGAAGTCTAGTAGGTGCATTGTGCACAGCAGTATGGAATCCAAAGGAGTTGACAAAGAATGAAAGGTTGGATGACGGAACAAGTGACATTGATAGCCTTGACAGTTTTGAATATACATTTGAGCGGTATATCAGCCGCTTGATCAAATACGGATAGGAGGGAAACGATGAAGTATACAAATATGTATCTTGCGATCAGGAAGGTACTTGGAGGAGAGCAGACAGATTTCGCAATGACAAATAAGACTGCAGCGCAGATTGAATTGTGGAGTCGCATGTTCTCAGGAAAATCCCCTTGGCTGAATGACAAGATACAGGACGCGGAGCTGTCTCCTGCAATCGCCGGTGAGATAGCAAGGTTGATTACGCTCGAGCTGCAGTCTAAAATTGATGGCAGCACGAGAGCGGTGTACATTGACAAATTCTACCGTGGTGTGCTGAAAAATCTTAGAATCCAGGTAGAATATGGATGTGCAAAAGGTGGACTGATTATAAAACCGTATGTATCTGCATCTGGGATATCCGTACAGTTCCTGCATGCGGACTGTTTCTTTCCTATTGAGTTTGATGGGGATAAGATTACGAAATGTGCTTTTATAGAGCAATTCAGGAATGGAAACAGCATATACACAAGAATAGAGTATCATTCACTATCAGACAGTATGCTAACAGTAAAGAACCGTGCATTCGTGGCGCATACAGAGGCAGTGCTTGGTTCAGAGGTGTCACTTGACAGTATCCCAAGGTGGTCGGAGCTGTCACCAGGGGTCACATTTTCTGGTGTATCAAAACTTCCGTTTGGATATTTCAAGGTACCGGCAGCAAACAATGTAGATTCGGAGAGTCCACTAGGCGTATCAGTATATGCAAGAGCCGTAGGACTGATAAGGGAAGCTGACCGGCGATATTCGCAAATTAACTGGGAGTATGATTCAAAAGAGACTGCAATACATATCGCAACGAGCCTGCTTAAGTACAGGCAGGACTTAGATAAGTTTGAATACCCGGGAGGAAAAGAACGGCTGTACCGAGAGATGGAATATAATTCTGGTGCGATTGATAAACCATTTATTGATGCATTTTCCCCGGATATCCGAGATCAGTCATTTTACAATGGATGGAACCAGCAAATGCGCCGTATAGAGTTTAACTGCAATCTGGCATATGGCACTTTGTCAGACCCGAATAACACCGACAAAACAGCAGAGGAAATCCGTGCAAGTAAGCAGCGGTCTTATGCGTTTGTTTCAGATTGCCAGACATCGTTGCAGACAGCTCTTGAGGATACAGTAGATGCCATGAACTTCTGGTGTGATATCTATAACCTGGCGCCGCCTGGTGTATGCAATATGACCTACAACTGGGATGATTCCATTGTGGTCGATGCAGACAAAGAACGGCAGACAGACCGGGAGGATGTGGCGATGGGGGTAATGCAGCCGTGGGAATACCGCATGAAGCATTACGGAGAAGACGAGGAAACCGCAAAGAAGATGATAGCAGAACCGGCAGGAGTGATTGAATAGTGACACAAGGTGAATTGGAGCGAATCCCTATCCCATTTGAGAGACAGATGTCACGTCTGGAAATGAGGATCATGTCTGACATTGTACGCGCAATACGGATTAACGGATTTTCGACAGCAACAGCTGACAACCAGATAAAAAGACTGATGTATCTTGGGCGTTCTGGTGATGATATCCGCAAGTATGTTGCGGAGGCACTGGAAGCAACAGAGGATGAAATCTATAGGATTTTCTCAGACGATGTTTATGAATTCTACTATGGATATTCTCGGGCATACGATTTGTTTGGATTCGCTCAGGTTCCGTTTGATGATAACATAGAGTTGCAGGAGCTTCTGGAATCCGTTAGGAAACAGACAACAAATACCTTTCGTAACATGACAAGTTCTATGGGATTTGCCATAAGAGACCCAATGACTGGAAAAGTCATTTACAGCCCGCTCATGGATTTTTACCAGGGAACATTGGACTCATCAGTGATGGAGATATCATCCGGAACGATCAGTTATAACAAAGCCTTAGTGAGAGCAGTTAACGAGATGACCAATAGCGGGGTACGCTGGATTGATTACGATTCTGGATACCATTCTAGGGTTAATGTGGCAGCGAGAAATGCCATCATGACAGGTTTCAGACAGGTACAGGGTAAAATAAACGAACAAGTGGCAAGAGACCTTGATACGGACAGCTACGAGGTATCTTACCATGTTGGGGCGAGGCCATCTCATCAGGTTTGGCAGGGACGCGTATATACTTATGATCAGCTTCAATCGGTCTGTGGGCTTGGAAATGTAACTGGACTGCATGGAGTGAACTGCTATCATGACTACAATGTATTCATACCAGGTGTATCTGTAAGAACGTATACAGATGAGCAACTGGAACGGATGGCAGAAGAAGAAAATACACCAAAGCCGTATAACGGAAAAGAGTACACAACCTATGAGGCCCTGCAGGAACAGCGCAGACAGGAAACGGCAATGCGAAAGACCAGAGAGGATATTAGGCTGCTGAAAGAAGGAAAAGCAGATAAAGAAACAATTACGATAAAGCAGGCGAGATATCAGGTGCAGATGCACCAATACAAGTATTTTTCAGAAATAATGAAGCTGCCAGAACAGATGGACAGGGTTTATCTGGATGGTCTTGGCAGCAAATAATGAATTTTTAAGGAGGTGATATCCGTGGGATGTAAGAAAAGTAAGAAAGGAAAGCCAAAATAGGAAGGCGGTGATCCAGATATCTCGGAGCTATCCGTTAAATAGCGTGAAGCGCGTGGAAATTTCCAGGCGTTATTTTTGTGTAAAAATTTGGCATGACATGCCGAAAATGTCAGTTTCCCTGGTGGATGGTTACACACCGAAAATAACCGAATGGGAAAGGAAGGAAATAAGAACATGATTTTAAAAACAGAGACGTTGAAAGAAAAAGGACTTACACAGGAGCAGATTGATTTTGTTATGGCAGAGGTAGGCAAAGAAATGAATGCAGTTATTGCAGAGCGGGATGGGTATAAGACCCAGCTTGAAACAGCGCAGAAATCACTGAAAGCGATGGAGGGCGTAAATGTATCAGAACTGCAGGGAAAGATTTCACAACTCACCGCAGATCTCAACGCAAAAGACGGAGAAATTGAAAAAATCAAATCAGACTACAAATTTGATACAGACATCCAAGCCGCAATCAAAGCGGCTGGCGCAAGAAGCGAAAAGGCAGTCAAGGCTTTTCTGGATATAGATGCCTTAAAGGCAAGCAAGAACCAGACTGCAGACATCCAGGCGGCTATTGAGGCTGTTAAAAAAGATAACGATTATCTGTTCCAGGGAAATCAGCAGATCCCCAAGGTGGTATCAGTTACTCCGGGAATCAATCAGGAGGCACAGACAAGAAAAGAACAGGCAAATGAAGCACTCAGAAGTTTGTTCGGCAAAGAATAGAAAGAGAGGAATTAAATTATGGCAGTAAATATTGTAAACAGAGCGGACGCGGAAGCCCTTATCAGAGAGCAGGTAGTGTCCAGTATTTTTCAGGACGCACCGAAACAGTCCGTGTTTATGAGCTTGGCAAAGAAGCTCCCGAATATGACAAGCAAACAGACCAGAATCCGTGTGCTTGATTTTCTTCCTACAGCGTATTGGGTAGATGGGGATACCGGGATGAAACAGACAACCAGACAGGCATGGGATAATGTCTATCTGACAGCAGCAGAGCTTGCGGTTATCGTACCAATTCCGGAGTCCGTTTTTGATGATGCAGAAATGGATATCATGGGAGAAATTACTCCTCGTGTGAATGAAGCTATCGGGATGAGAGTAGATACTGCTACAATCTTCGGTCTTAACCGTCCGAGAGAGTGGCAGGCTGATCTAATTACATTAGCACGTCAGGCAGGAAATAACGTAGCACCGGATAGCGGGAAAGATTACTATGACCTGATCCTCGGAGAGGATGGCGTATTCGCGAAGGTGGAGGGTGATGGTTACGGAGTTTCTGGAGCACTTGCACCGATGAACTTCAAAGCAAAGCTCAGAGGTCTTCGTGACAGCAACAAACAGCCGATCTTTTCAAAGTCTATGCAGGATACGAACAGGTATGCTCTGGATGGTGCACCAATGTACTTCCCGGAGAATGGAATGTTTGACTCAAGTATTTCACAGCTTGTGGTAGGAGACTTTTCGCAGGCAGTATATGCAATCCGCCAGGACATCACAGTCAAGATCTTAGATCAGGGCGTAATCCAGGATCCGATCTCTAAGGAAATCGTATACAACTTGGCACAGCAGGACATGATTGCGCTTCGTGTTGTATTTCGTATGGGATGGGCATTGCCAAATCCGGCAACACGCCTGAATGAAGACCGTACAGGATGTGCATTTGCATATCTGGAGCCGGGAACACCTGTTACAACTCAGAAAGTAACATTTACGGTCACGGATGGAAAATCAGAAAGTCCTACAGCGTACAAGGGTGCCCGCATCAATGTGGATGGCGCAATCCTCGTAACTGACTCGAATGGAAATGCTGAGTTTAATCTGAGAGCAGGAACCTATACTGCCAAGATTACCAAGAAGGGATTTATTCCTGTGATAGAGTCGATCACAGTGGATTCTGAGGCAGTAACTAAGGCAGTTACGCTTACGGCACAGTCATAAGGGGTGGTAGAGATGTATGCAGACTATGCATATTACAGTTCTGGATATCTGCTGGGCAAAAGCCCGGCGGTGCCAGAAATAGAATTCCCATTTTGGGAGAAACAGGCGCGACTTGTGGTTGACGATGCAACACAGGGGCGTATAAGCAAAAATAGCACTCTGATTAACAATGAAGTGAAAGACTGTATCTGCGCGATAACAGAGCTTTTGTATAAGGCTGACAAGCTCAATATGAGCGGTGAGGCGCCCGGGATGTTAGTGTCCTACAACAACGATGGAGACAGCGGAACCTTTGATATCTCTCAATCAGCATACACTGAGGACGGAATAAAAAGGAAGACCGCACAGATCATCGGACAGTACCTTGGAAAAACAGGACTCACATTTGCCGGGGGGATATACTATGAACGCTAATTATATCCATACAATTACTATTTATAATTGTTTCAGGGCTACTGATAATCCAAACAGCAAAAAGGATATCTGGCAGAGGACAGTGCTGGAAAATTGCTTTTACAAGAACGTCATCGGAAGGACAGAATATCTGAGCGTTAACCCTAAGATGGATAGCACTTACACAGTCAGGATACCAGAAATGGAGCAGTACAAGCCGTATCGAGAGTGGATCAAACTGAGAGATGAAGAGCGTAAAAAGTTCTTTACCTGCAGCCAGAAAGACATCGTGGTAAAAGGGGCCTGCACGGAAGTGATAACCGGAGAGTCCCCGAATACATCTACGGAAATACTTTCGCGTCATAAGCCAGAAGCATTTGTTGTGACCGCGTTTTCTGACAACACCTCGCACTTGTGTCAGAAACATTACAGATTGGGTGGTTAGTATGAGCATAGAATTCAAATGGAATAAGCCTATTCCTCAGATTGCAAAAGAGGCCACGGGCGGTGATAGGACGCAGCTATTCATGGCGAACGAGGCAAAACGTCTTATGGATCCCTATGTACCGGCGATGAATCTTGTCCTGGCTCAGAATGTCAGAACGTATGTGGAGGATGGGGTTGGAATGATTCACTATCGTTCCCCATATGCCAGATACCAACATGAGGGATTGCTGATGGTATCGCGTATTACTGGAAGTCCGTGGGCACGCAGCGGTGAGAGTAAAGTTGTACTTGGCACAAAGCTGAACCATAGCCGTTCGAGACATCCGCTTGCTACAGCAGAGTGGGATAAAGCAATGAAGGCTGCAAGAATGAGTGATCTGACTGCTGCTGTACAAAAATACGTGAAAGGCGGTGCAGGATGACAAAGCACGAGGTTATGAAAAATTATGTGGAAGAAAAGGTAATGGAGTTATCTGACAGGCTTGTGTCGTTCAACTTCTCCGATGATTCCATTGATGGGGTATCGTTTCTTACGAACTACTCCGGAAAAACGGTAAAAAAGTACGTGAGAGCAGCGGATAAGGAGTATAGATTTACAATCCTGATGACCTGGCATTTCTCCACAGAGACGGATGATCTCAACTTGCAGGCTATGAACTTTGCACAGGAGTTCATGGACTGGATTGAGAAACAGAATAAAGATAAGAACTTCCCTGACTTTGGGGAAAAGTGTCAAGTGAAGAAAATTGAAAACCTACAGAACATGCCGAACCTTGCAGCAGTGGACTGGGAGAATATGAAAGCCCAGTACATGATACAATGCAGGGTTCTCTATTTTGAAAAAGGAGAATGAATATGAAAGTAAATGAATTAATGGCAAACCACACGCCGAAGGCGGATTATACGGGATGGGTGACAAATGATGATTATGTTTTTGCGATTGATTTGACACCTAGTGCAACTCAGGTTACGGATGTGGGGAATTATGCAGTAGTAGAAATGGGAATTGCTGGACTGGACGCACAGATGAATCCTGTGACTCAGGACAAGCAGTATATTCGTGCAGGGCAGAGTACCACCAAAACAGGTACGCAGCGTTCTTTCTCTGTAACGGGGGATCGCTATGTGGGAGATGAAGCACAGGACTACTGCCTGTCCCATGCGGTAAAATATGGAACTGGAAATGGCGTTATCACAAACTATGTGTACTACAATATCCTAACAGGAAAAGGAGAAAAAGGCCAGTGTTCTATCATTGTAAACAGCGATGGATCTGGAAACGCGGGAGAATCCTCTGCTGTTGATATTGAGTTTAAGAAGATTGGTAGCAATCCGGTAGAATATACATTCATAGAAACCATGAAAACCCTTGTAGTAACGAGTGTGGCTGGAACAAGTGGGAAAACAAAAATTACTGTAACACCGCAAAAACAGAGCGGAAATAGTTATGTGTATAAGACAGGCGCTTCTGTTTCCGCCCCCGCTTTGAATGAGAGTTGTGCAACGGGATATACAGAATGGGATGGAGTGGCAGAGATAACAGCAACTGCAAGTCAGAAAATCTTAATTGTGGAAGTTGACGCACAGAAAAGGGCCAAAGGATCTGGAATTTCAACAGTAACAGTAGGATAGATTTGACAGTATGAAAGGACGTAGCGTATGAAACAGATTAAGGTAAAAATTCTAGGGGTAGAGCTTGAATCACCCCTTCTAAACCCGGAAATAGCGAAACATTATGAAGAAGGACTTCTAACCGTTGTAAAAAAGTCGCATCAGGCACAGACGTGCAAAAGTAATTCGGAATCAATCAAAATGATGTGTAGTTCGGTAATAGAGTTCATTGATGATGTATTCGGAGCCGGAAGTGCGAAGAGAGTGTTGGGTGATGATACGGATTTGCTAACCTGTTTAGATGCGTTTGAAGAGCTTTCAGAAATATATGAGAAGCAGGTAAACCTATTAATAGAAGAGAAGTATGAGCAGGTTAAGAAAAAGGCAGAGATAAAAGATGGTAACTAATTTTGTGACTGGGATCCTTCCAAACAGTTTACGAGTATCTGGAAATATCTATGCAATCCGAAGTGATTTCCGCATTTGGATGAGATTTTCAGAGATCATGGATAGTTCTGATAGCGAAGGGCGTAAGATCATCCAGATGCTGCAGGCGTGCTATCCAAAGATCCCAGAGGACTTACCCGGCGCGATTGAGCAGATGATCTGGTTTTATCGATGCGGGGAAGCAGAGGAACAGGAAGAAGAAAAGAAAGAAAGATATCAACGCAGGTCATCGAAAGAGCCTGCGTTTTCTTTTTCCCAGGATGCACCTTATATCTACGCAGCGTTCAAAGAGCAATACGGGATAGACCTGACCGGTGATACGCAATTGCACTGGTGGAAGTTTATGGCACTATTTGAGGCCTTGAATGAAGAAACGATGATACGTAAGGTAATGTATTACCGGAAAGCCAGTACTTCTGGGGTATCCAAGGAAAGAAGGGCATTTTTGAACGAGATGAAGAAGCTGTACCGGATCCGCGGGACCTCAGTAAAGCGGATGACTTTGGAAGAACGAGATAAGCAGTGGAAGGACTATGTAAAGAACAGGTGTGGCGCCAGTTAGGAGGGATACAAGATGGCTGCAGATGGAACCATTAAGATAAGCACAGAACTTGATAGCGATAAAGCCCAGTCTGCCATGTCGAAATTCTCCAGTACAGCAAAAACTGCTATGAAAGGCGTTACTGTTGCCATAGGAGTAGCAAGCACAGCATTGACTGCAATGGCCGGGTATGCAATTAAGGTAGGATCAGATTTCGAGCAGGGAATGTCAAATGTGGCCGCAATATCAGGAGCTACAGGCGAAGAGTTGGATAAGCTTACTGAAAAAGCAAAAGAAATGGGGGCAAAGACAAAGTTCTCAGCTCAGGAATCCGCAGAAGCCTTCGAATATATGGCAATGGCTGGATGGAAGACCGAGGATATGCTAAATGGTATCGAAGGTATCATGAATCTGGCTGCGGCATCCGGCGAAAGTCTGGCCACCACATCAGATATTGTAACAGACGCATTGACAGCATTTGGACTGACTGCTGCTGACTCTACTCATTTTGCAGATGTCCTGGCACAAGCGTCCTCTAATGCGAATACCAATGTTGGCATGATGGGGGAGACATTTAAGTACGTTGCTCCTGTAGCTGGGTCTCTTGGATTCAGCGCGGAGGACTGCGCGGTCGCAATTGGTCTAATGGCCAATAGTGGAATCAAGGCAGGCCAAGCAGGAACATCTTTAAGGCAGATATTCACAAACCTTGTGAAGCCGACAGACCAGATGCAGACTGCAATGGATGAGCTTGGTATATCTATTACGGATGCGGGCGGAAATACAAAAAGCCTCGATGCTTTGATGGGAGATCTGAGGAACAGTTTTTCTGGATTGACAGATTCACAGAAGGCACAGTATGCGGCAACAATCGCGGGACAGGAGGGCATGTCTGCACTCCTTGCAATCGTCAACGCATCTGAGACAGATTTTAATGCTCTTAAGGATTCCATATACAATGCGGATGGTGCTGCGCAAGAAATGGCTGAAACCATGCAGGACAACCTGAAAGGTGCGGTCGAGGAGCTTGTAGGTGGCCTTGAAACCTTTGCGATACAAGTGTATGAGAAGATGGAAGGCCCGCTACGTGGCGCAGTTGAGTATGCATCGGAGTGCGTAGACAGATTGTCAGCGGCATTTGAATCTGGCGGACTGACTGGAGTGGTATCGAAGGCAGGAGACATTTTTGATGAGCTGACGGACAGTATAGCAGATACCAGCGAAGAAGCTAATGGAATCATAACGCCTCTTAAAAATATGACAGGCGCTATGGCATCCATTGGAAAAGGAGCCGCACCGATTGCCGTGGAAACAATTAAGTTGCTGGCAAGAAATATGGATAAGTTGATCCCTATCGCTTCTGCGTGTTTTGCGGCGGTCAAGGTGTATGGACCGGCAATGAAAGCTGCGGCTACTGCTACGAAAGCGAATGCGGCGGCAACTGCAATACTAAACAAGATGGAGAAAGCAAATGCATTACAGCTTGTGGCAACAAACGGCGGCCTGACAGTCCGGCAGATATTAATGGGTGTCCACAATGGACAACTGACAATAGGCACGGCGGCAACAGCGTTGTTTACAAAGGCACAGCTTGCGCTTAACACTGCAATGTCAGCAAATCCAATCGGATTTGTAGTAACTGCGATAGCAGCGCTTACGGCTGGCATAGCTGCGGCTGTCATTGTTTCAGATAAAGATGCAGAAGCCACAGCTAAATTATCTAAAGAACAGAAAGATCTTTGCAAAAGTATAGATGAAACATCTGAAAAAGTAAAGCAGCTTAAAGAATCAAGAGACGAAAACATTCAGTCAGCCACAAAAGAAATTGATACAACAAGTGCATTGTGGGTTGAACTTCAGAATCTGGTAGATGAAAACGGAAAAGTAAAAGCGGGATATGAGGCAAGGGCCGAATATATAACAGGTCAACTTTCACAAGCATTGGGTGTAGAGATGCAACTTCAGGATGGGATTATACAAGGATATTCTGAACAGATTGACACAATCAATAAATTAATAGAAACCCAGCGTGCACAGGCATCTTTGGAAGCAATGGAAGATAGCTATAAGGAAGCCGTGCAGGGGAAGACTGAGGCGTTGACAGGTTATTTGCAGGCTCAACAAGAAAGCACAAAAGCAGGAAAAGAGCTATCGGATGCGCAATCAGAGCTTGCGGCAATCACAGCTCAAGCAAACGAAGAAACAAAGCAATATGGTGTGGTACAAAGTGACACAAAGGTTGCGCAGGAAGAAGCGCAGGAAGCGGTTGATCAATTATCAAAAAATTATGATAAATTATCTGGGAAAACCAAGGATGCCAAGAACTCATACGAAGAATATCAGGATATTATAAAGCAGTATGAGGGGCTTTCGGCAGCTATTGTTTCAGGTGATTCAAATAAAATACAAGAAGCACTACTTGCAATACAAGCAGACTTCAAAAAGTTTGGCGAGGTATCCAATGATGAGCTGAAAAATCAGGCAATCAATGCATCAAACAATATGGCACTATTAGGAGATGCTATAAAAAATGGATGGGTAGATTCAAAAGACAGCGCAGTAGCGGAGATTGCCAATATGACGGCAATGTCTTTAGGAGAGCTTGCAAAACTTCCGGGAGGCGCTGCAACAGTAGCTGGAGAAATTAACCCTGCAATGCTTGGAGAGCTCGTAAGCCTTTCAGGTTCATTAAACGATGAGTCTAAAAAAGCAGTAACTGGATTTTTAGAAGGTCTTGATGGAGTCGATGATAAAACAAGAGATGCATTTGAGAATGCTGTGAAAGGAGCTATAGAAGGTTCTGAATTTGGCGATGAAGTTTCTTCCAAAGCCAAAGAAATGGGAATATCATATTTAGACGCTCTAAAAGAAGTTTTAGAGGTACATTCGCCTTCTCAAGCAGTAAAAAGAATATTTGCGCAGGCTATGCCTGGTGCAGCAGAAGGGCTTGAAGAGGGAAAAGAAGGTGTACTTGAAAAGGCTGGTTCATTTGTTACAGAATTCTTGGGTAAATTTCAAAATGGCGGGATAGGAGAAACCCTAAAAGAAGTTGGCAAAAATGCAATGGCACTTTTTGGCGTTGGAGTTTCAGAACAACAAGAAAATTCACGACTTGCTGGAAAATTAAACGCTGATGCAGCAAATGCTGGCGCTAGTTCTGTTGACCCATCTCCTACAGGCGGATTATTTGGCAGTCTGTTTGGTGGCGGAATAGGCGGTATGATAGGCTTTTTATTTGGACAAGGCAAGGGTCTATCAGATAGTGCTAACTCAGGCGCAGGCTCCGTAAATCCAGCACCTACAGGTAGCAATTTCGGTTCACAATACGCTTCCGGTGTTGGCAGCAAAACAGGAGAAGCAAATTTAAAAGGTCAGGCATTAGCGGATAATGCAGAATCTGGAGCAAATACAGCAGACGGATATAGTATAGGATCAAATTTTGGTTCCGGATTTGTGAGCGGGATAGGGGATTGGATTGTAAGCGCAGCCACAAAAGCTGCCGAGCTTGCAGCAAGTGCGTATAATGCAGCTAAACGTTGGCTCGATGAACACTCGCCATCTAAAAAGACTGCGAAACTTGGAAAATGGTTTTCGCAGGGACTTGGAGTAGGTATTGCGGACGGGGAAGGCGAAGTAGTAGAAGCGTCAGAGAAAGTATCTCAATCCGCACTTGACGCATTAGACATGGATACTATTTCCATGAAGCTAAAGGATATCGACATTCCGGGAACAATGGCAAGAATCAACCTGGCTATAGATGACCAGCAGACCAGAGTATCTGATAAAGTGGTTTCTGCGGCAGAAGCAAAGGAAAGAAGCAATACGGCAGAGTTAATATCAGCATTAAGCAAGTCTATGGAAATAGATTATAAGCAGCTTGGACAGGAAATGTCGAAACGTCCTATATACTTATCTGCCGAATTGGATAAGCGACAAGTCATAAAGCTCCTGGCGCTCCCTATGGATCAAGAGCAACAGAGAAATAATAACTTTAAGAAAATGTTGAATGGAGGTAGACCATGAGTTTATCAGTAAAATTTAATGGTGTTGAACTAAACGAATATATTGATGTATTGCATGGTTTTACCCCATTCGCAGGTGCGAACTGGTCTCCTGAAATAACGCCGAATGCGGGACTGGTGCGCGGTGCAAATTTTAAGTATACCACGTATAAATCAAAAACTATCCAGATGCCATTTACAATGTCGGGAAGCATAAAAGAGAAATATGATGCTTTGCAGAGGATTCTGAATGTCGATGAGCCGAAAGAGCTTGTTTTTGGGAATACTGTAGATCGTTTTTGTTATGCCATACCGGTTAATGGTATGGATTTTGAGGACTGGGAGTGTTTTGGAGAAGGGACTATCACCTGGCTTATTCCTGATGGATTGTCGCACTCCACAGTAGAAAAAACATTCACTGCCGCCAAAAACAGCAGCGGAATATTAGAGGCAACGATAGTTAACAACGGCACCGAAGCAGTCCCCATAGATTACACAATAACCCACAAATCAGAAAACGGATTTATAGGGATTGTAACAAAAGATGGAGTGATCCAGCTGGGGGACGCAGGGGAGCAGGACGGGGAAACCCGGCAGAAGACACAACAGCTCATAAACTACCGTGCCCCAGAGGCATACAGTGCCATGACGGATGGGCAGGGGATACTTGGATTTAATTACCTCAAAAACGGAACATTTAAGGTTGTCGGCCCTTACGAGGGGCATAAGTGGCTGGCCCTGGATAATATCGGGAGCGGAGCCGGTACATGGCATGGAGCGAGTAAGATGGTAACCATACCGGCAGACTCCGGGGGCGTTGTCGGTGCGCAAAACTTTTATGCACAGGCCAAAATCTGGTTTGAAACGGGCACACTTGCACAGACCGGCATGTTAATGCTGGCTATCGGGGACACGGCGGGAAACCACCTGGCAAGTATCCGGGTGGCGAAATATGAGCTGGGAAAAAATACGTCATACGCCATGTTTGATATTGAGGGAGTGGAGAAAAAACGAATACCTTTTGATCCAAATTATAAAGGGTGCACTACTCACGACAAGGGAGAAATATACATCCGCAAGTCTGGCCAGAAATTCCAGTTTTATTTTGGCGGCGGGGTATATACCATAAATGGCAGTGCTGCATCAAAAACAAAACAGGCCAAGTACATAACCATCTTTTCCGGGCAGCACGGGACAATGAGCAAAAACGCCCTGGTTACCCGGATGTATTGGGACTATCTATTCTTCCGGAAGGATAATGTAAAATACTGGTACGATATCCCGAATCGGTACCAGTCCGGAGACAAAGTATATATTAATGGAGCAGCCAGTAAAGTATACACCAACGGGGTTATCAGCCAGGAGGACGAAATAGTGGGCAGCAATTACCCAAAAGCACCTCCAGGGGAAACTAAGGTGCAGTTTTTGTGTTCGGATTTTGCTGATCCAGTACCTACCATAACAGCCAAGATAAGGGAGGCATATCTATAATGGACAATATTAGGATAGCAGTATTGAGCGCGTATGATGATATACGCGCTTTTTTGGACAATGAAGCTCCCGAGGCAATGCATTATTACAATGACGAGCTGCACGAATACCTCAAAGGGGCCGCGAGTACATATACATTTTCTACGGACGCACAGCACCCGGAATCTGTGCAACTGGTAGAGGGCAATAAGCTGGCATTCAAGTGGCGGAAGAAAGACTATTATTTCAATATTGTGCGTGTTGTGCGGGACGAATATGAAGTGGAAGTTGAAGCGTACAGCCTTAACTTGGAATTGCTTAATGAGCGCGTAGATGCGTACAAGGCAACAAAGGCAATGAAATTCGCGGAGTATTTGGATGTATTCGATTTTGAGAATGTCCTAACCCTCAATATCAATGAGGTGGCGGACAAGGCCATAACACATGAGTGGACTGGGTCAGATACAGTGCTGGCCCGGATATATTCCCTGGCAACCGTATTTGACGCGGAGGCCGAGTTTGTACCGATTTTAAATAATGACTACTCCCTAAAAAAAATAGTCATGAATGTCTACAGAAAGAATTCCAGCACAGACCAGGGGATGGGGCGTTACCGGCAAGACATGGTCCTGCGGTACGGCAAGGAAGTGTCAGGGATCACTAAGACATCTGATATTACAGAGCTGTACACGGCGATCCGTCCGACCGGAAAAGATGGTCTTATGATAACCAGCTTAAATAAGACGGAAAATGACTCTGCAGGAAACGTGGAATACCAATCCCTGGCAGGTGATGGATGCATCCGGGCGGTACAGGCCCGTGATCGGTTTCCGAGCAATACTTCCAGCACTGACCGGTACAGCACCGTGGATTGGACATACGATACAGACAACGTCAATACTTTATACGGGCAAGCCCTGGCGGAACTGAAAAAGAACTGCGTACCTCAGGTACAGTACGAGGTAGAGGGATATTTCGACACGGATATAGGGGATACCGTAACCATTGTGGACGAGGTATATAACCCGCCACTATACCTGCAGGCAAGAGTCACGGAGCAGTCCAGGAGCTTCACGGATCCGTCACAGAATAAGACCATCTTTGACAACTTCAAGGAGCTGCAGAGCCAGATTGACTCAGCGCTTATGAGAGCTATGCAACAGCTTATTGCAGAGAATAAGGTGTATACATGTTCAATTCTGAGTAACAACGGGATTGTATTTAAGAATGGGGAAGGGACAACGACTTTGAACGCCTCTGTTATGGATGCAGGAAAAGATATGACTGGTAGCCTTACGATCAAGTGGTACAAGGATGGGGCTGAAATAGCCACAGGGAAAAGCATTACAGTCAATGCATCTGATATCAACGTGAAAGCGGTGTACAAGTACGATTGTATTGACAAGGCCGGTAACGTGCGGGGGACGTGCGAGGCCACTGTATCTGTCGTAAATGACGGGCCTGCGGGGCAAAAGGGGGATGATGCGTATACCCTACGGTTGAGCACGGACAGCTACGTATTCGCGGCAGACAGCGGTGGGAACCTGGCAAAAGATATCCTTGTGTCTACTGCCGCCATTGGGTTTAAGGGAAATACACCGGTTACCCCGGTCATAGGCACGATCCCGGCTGTTAACGGAATGACATTTTCCGTAAGCGGGGCCACAGTGACCATAACCGCAAAAAAGGGGAACGCCCTGGCAGACAATGGGACTGTGGAAATACCAGTAACACTTGCTGGAATAGCATGTACACTGACGTTCAGCTACGCAAAAGCAAAAGCGGGGGTGTCCGGAAACGATGCGAAACTATGCAATATTACAGGAGATCAGGTGCTGAAATATGCATCTGGAAGCCAAATACCAGAACCTAGGAGCATAACGCTCACAGCCGAGTACCAAAACACGGTACACGGGAAATGGCAGTACAAGACAGCAGCGGGGGTATGGACGGATTTCACACCGGCCCAGGGGTCACCTACACTTACAATTACGGAGGATTCAGAGGCGTGGACAGGGAATACGGCATCGATCCGGGCCATAGATACCACGAGTACAGCTATAGACACAACAACGCTGGCAAAACTGAGGGATGGAACCGATGCGGTAAGTGTTCATATTACAAGCGTCAATGGATTCACGTTCAAAAATACAGGAGTTGCAACTACTATGACAGTCACAGTAATTGCCGGAGAGACAATGATAGACACATCTGCAAAACTCCGCGAAAAATTTGGAGATAATGCACAGATTATCTGGCAATGCAAAAATGTCGGAGAAACAGAGTTTACGCCCATTGACAAGAGCGATCCAAGGCTGTCAGACGATGGGTTTATTTTTGTTATATCTCCGCAGGACGTATACAACAAAATGACACTATCATGCAGTTTAGATTATTAGGAGGATTAAAAAAATGGCAATAAAAGCAAGTGCACAACAAGATCTATTAGATATAACCGATGGGTATTCAGTCCATCTTACAAATGATAACTATACATTTCTCGGAACTACTAACAGTGTCAGCGGTACACAATCAACCACATGTCAGATCATGGTATTATGCGGCGGGGAGCAGGTGGCGTGTACAATTGGTCAAATATCGACACCGACCGGGATTAGCGCGGTAAGCGATGGAAAAACACCGATCCCGACAATTACAATCACAGCAACATCAGCGCTTACAACATCCGGTTCGTTCACAATACCTGTAATTATCGGGGATGTTACTATTAATAAGATGTTCAGTTATGCCATAGCATTCAAGGGCAATAACGGCACGAGTATTACAATCACAAAAACAGAAACAACATATCAAGCGGGTACATCTGCGACAACTGCACCAACTGGAACATGGGTTGCTAATCCGCCAGCGGTACCTGTGGGGCAATATTTATGGAGTAAAACCGAGGTTACATACAGTGACGGGAAAAAGACAACAGCATACGGAGTGACACGAAATCCATCCAACGGAAATAACGGTACGAGCGTAACCGTATCATCAACCTCAGTGACATATCAGGTAAGCGATTCTGGCACAACGACTCCGACCGGAAACTGGGGGACATCTATACCGAATGTACCGGCAGGAAAGTACCTGTGGACAAAAACCGTAGTAGCTTACAGTGATGGGAAATCAACGACATCATACAGTGTATCAAGAAGCGGGACAAACGGGGCGAACGGGGCCGATGCAATAAATATGGATATTACATCGTCTAACGGAAGCATATTTAAAAATACGGCAATCGCCACGACAATGACAGCACATGTATATAGAGGCGGCTTGGAAGTGACCGGAAGCGCTTTGACAGCGTTAGGGACCATAAAATGGTACAAAGATGGGGGGGCAACTCCTGTTGCAACAGGGACAACTCTCACGGTAACAGCTGGAGACGTCACAAACAAAGCAACATATACGGCAAACTTAGAGGGGTAGGATATGGCAATTAAAGCAAGTGCAAACATAACATTGGTATACGTAAGTGACGGTACGGGCTACACGGTCTTATTGTCCAATGAGTCCTACGCATTTACTGCCGGGACATCAGCGGCACTTGCGGGTAGTACGTCAAGTAATGTGGTGGCCTATAAAAATACATCTAAGGTGGCTGCTACAATAACAAAAATAGGCAATTCAGCAGTTTCGGG